CATTTACGAGCTGATGAAGTCTTGTGTGACTTGCTCATATCCTTGGGCTATCAGGATGTTGTTGACGAATGGAAGGAAGTCGGCAAGTGGTACGCATGAATAGAAAAGCCCCATCCGGAGACAGGGCTTTGGAGGTTGCACCGCTTGGTGGACAATCGCAGCACATCCGTTTATAATCGTTTACATAAAAGGTAAACGGAGGCATAAATGGGATACACTAAATTATTCACCGAAATCATAATGTCTACAGTCTGGCGGGAGCCTGACCACGTAAGACTATTGTGGATCACCATGCTGGCGCTGAAAGACCGCTGGCACATCGTAAACGCTTCCCTTCCAGGCTTGGCAGACTCAGCCAGAATCACCATTGAAGAATGCGAGCAAGCCCTGAAAGTCCTCTCAGGCCCGGACGCACACTCCAGAACAAAAGACTATGAAGGCCGCCGCATAGAGCCGTGTGATGGTGGCTGGCTAATACTAAATGGTGAGAAGTATCGCAATAAGATGAGCCTTGATGAACGCAGGGAATACCAGAGGATCAAGCAGCGGGAATACCGGCAAAAGAAGAAAGAAGCGTCAACAAGTTGTCAACAATCCGGTCAACAATTGACACATACAGATACAGAAGCAGATACAGAAGCAGATACAAAAGATCAAAAGAAAGGGCGTTTCACGCCCCCCACGCTCCAAGAAGTTAAGCAATATTGTCGGGAAAGGAAGAACTCTGTAGACCCAGAAACCTTCATTGATTTCTATACCGCAAATGGATGGGTGCAGAGTAGGGGAAAGAAGATCAAGGATTGGCAGGCTTGCATACGCACTTGGGAGAAACGAGAACGTACTGCCGAACCAAAGAGCTTCCAGAAACCCAAGTTTGATGGTTCCGACGCTCGCACCGGGGAAAGCTGGCAGGACTACGAACAACGGAAGATGAGGGAAACCCGGTAATGATCGGGGGGACAACTATGTCTAAACAAAACAGGAGAGAACAATGGCGGGATCATTAAATCACATTGTTGACTCAGGAACAGGTGAATTTACGATGGATCTGATCGAGAATCTTGGTGATGCACATGAAGCCTTGGTTGAATGCTTTTATTTAATTAAAGCAATGACAGGCGGAAAAATGGAGGAGGTTAATCAATATTGTAAAGACTTAAAGTATCCAACAATTCAGCATGATATGGATTGACGGGACAACTATGTCAGGAGGAAGTGATGGACTTGGAAGAAAGAATTTATGATACGCCGATAGAGGTCAAACAAGTGGTGATTTCTATTCAGGATTACCATGTGAGGCGAGAGCTTATGCCATATGGCCACCCGTATGCAGTTAGCGCGGGAGAAAGGATCGACATGGGGAAAATGGCTGAGCAATCAGCAAAGCATGAACTATTGGACGGAATCGAGAAGTTCATTCATTGCGAAGTTGATCAGGAGCGGAATTTTGTTGAGGCCGTCATTTGGATGCCTTACGTGAAAGATGAAGTCACAAAGGAACTTGAAGTGATAAACAAACTATTGCAAAGGCTGAATGGTAATCTTGAAACCGAATGTGACGCATGGCGAGGGAAGACAGAAGAACTCTTGCGCTATCTTGAATTACCGTGGTGGAAAAAGTTATTCACAGCATATAAGTGATTAACTATATCTAATAAACTTAGGAGGTCGGTATAGTGTATTTGAGTGAGAAGAAAAGGTCGGAAGTCTACGAGGCTATTGCTGGACCTATAACGCAGCAGCGCATTGAATTACAAAATTATGGTTCGCCAAATTCTGAATTATTGGACTCAAAGTTGTTCAAGATGCAAAACGAGATATGGCGGCGCGTGCATAAAGCCTTGAATATTGAAGGTCCGACCTAACGGTCATTAACTATGCTTGGAGGATATGATGGGAAAGATAGAGGACAATTTTAGAAAGTGGTGGTATGACGAAGGCGCGAGCATGTACGCCGAGCAGATTGATTCTGGCGCACCCATGCGCGATATCATTGAAAAAATATTCGACGCGGGGCAAATGGCGGCAATAGACCAAGTAAAAACAGAATTGGAAGGCACCGATGAAGGGTTATAACAACTTGTGAGGGTTAGATGGACGTACATTACAGCAGTAAGAAGATGGATTGGGGTACGCCTCAGGACTTCTTTGACAAACTGGACGCGGAGTTTGGCTTTCAAGTCGATGTTTGCGCGACCCACGAAAATGCGAAATGTGACAATTTCATACAGAGCGACTCGCTGGAAATACCGTGGCACTCAGAGCCTTTCTTCGGGCAAATGCAGCACGTTTTCTGGATGAATCCGCCCTATGGCAGAGAGATCGGCAAGTGGATGAAAAAGGCTTATGAAGAATCACAGCATGGTTGCACGGTGGTCTGCTTGGTTCCTTCAAGGACAGATACGGCGTGGTGGCATGATTACGCTATGAAAGCTGATGAGATCCGATATATCCGGGGAAGGTTAAAATTTCAAGGAGCCGAGAACTCAGCACCTTTTCCGAGCGCGGTAGTGATTTTTAGTCCGCCCAATAACTTGTGAGGGGATGCATATGGAATGCAAATGCACAATGCGTCAGCAATTAGCGGGTGATGGCTGTGAAGTATGTAACCCGGAACTCGCAAAGGAGTTGAGCAAGCAGACGCTCCATGAATATTGTGCTGAACAGATGATGAAGACTTTTCTTGCCAAGATGAGCGGCTGGACTTATGAGATGGTATTGGAGCGTTTTGAGCAGCAATACCCGAGCGATGGTGATTTCAGGAAAGCAATGGAAGAAATACAGAAGAACGCCCAAGCCATAACCGGGACCAGCTATTCATGGCTTGATGATTACGATGAGCAATTAAGCAACTAGAGGGGTGATTATTATGGGCGAAGACTACATCAGTTATCAATTAATCCTCAAGTGTGCCGATGGTTTAACTGAATCACAGGGCTATGATGCGAAAGAGGAAGCCGAGCAAGCTGGAAAAGACCAGATAGATGACTTTGTATTGGCTTACGAAGTAACCCCTTATGTATCTATGGCCGGATTCGCCAGATCACAAAGTAATTAACCATGCAACATCACAGAAAGCCCATGACCGCCCAACAAAGGAAAAGACCATGCTTGACCCTAACGAGTTATTCACAAAGGCAATGGAAGCAGCGGAAGATTACGCCGACAAAGAGCACGCAATGGGGGTGCTTGAAGACGCCCTGGATGCCATGAAAGGGGTATTGGTGGCTGAGTACAAGGGGAAAGGCGAGCCTGTCACGATAATCAAGGATCTGATTAAGAGTGACCCGAGATACAAGGACTTCGCAAAAACATGGCGGAATGCAATGAAATCTTACCGTATTGCTAAACTGAAATACGATCAGGTCTGCCGGTTCCAGGATAACGTGAGAACCAATGAAGCCACGGCAAGACGGCTGACTACGTGAGGCCGAGTGAGGAAACAATGTCGGAGGAACAGCGTTGAAAGTATTAATTGGGTGTGAAGAAAGCCAGATTATGACTAAAGCCTTCAGGGCAAGGGGTCACGATGCCTGGAGCTGTGACTTACAGCCAACAAGAGGCAGCCCGGATTGGCACTATCAGGGCGATGTAAAGGATGTGATTGGATATAGTGAGTGGGATCTGATTATCTTGCACCCTGACTGCACAAGGTTAGCGGTAAGCGGTAACAGATGGTATGGGAAGGGGATGCCGAAACACGATGAAAGACTGTGGGCAATAGAGTGGACGGTTGATCTGTGGGAAAGGGCAAAAGCTAAAGCTGATCGTGTCGCACTGGAGAACCCTGTAAGCGTGATATTTAGCCATATTAAGGATCCCGTTCAATATATCCAGCCGTATCAATTCGGGCATGGTGAAACCAAGAAAACAGGTTTTGCATTGCATAACCTCGATCCCCTTGTCCCGACAAATGAAGTAGACGGCAGGGAACAACGGGTCTGGAAAATGGGACCAAGCCCCACCAGGAAGCGGGACAGAAGCGAAACATATCAGGGGATAGCTGATGCTTGCGCCGAACAGTGGACTATTAATGCACCATAAAGCCATAGAGGTATAGCTTATGACTATGCTAACCCAGATTGAGGAACAGGTATTAACCGAGCTGGATCGCCTGATTGACTGGCACCGCGACAACGGAAAACCGCTCGAACATGTTGTTATGAAATCCAACCAGTACAAGGCATATAAGAAAATACTGAATAAGAAAATAGACGGTGATGTTTACCGTAAGGCCGGTGACATTGAGATGGACCAAGAACAGTATCGAGGCGTCAAGATTGATGTGATCCAGCGTCGTCGCTCACACCGCAAGAAAGATACAGAGAGCTTTATCTAAACACGTTTGAATAGGAGGATGTATGGATAATGAACAGAAATATCGCCGCTTAGAGATGGGGGAAGTTATTAGATCTGTCGACGAGATAGATGTTTGCAATGACGGATGGAGGGATAAGCCAAAATGGATTCCTGTAACTACTTGTATAGGCCAACAAGCTCCAAACCCTGTTTATCCATCACATAGACAGTACCGGCGCAAAATCGCAACCAGGAGAATAGTATGGATAATTTTGAAGAAATGGCGCGAGATATGGAATTAATGCCTGAACAGGAAACCGAGGCATATATTAAAATATACGACACCCTTAATGCCATCCATCAAGAGGACTCTAATGCAGATAGAGGGCTAGGTTTTGGTGGAATGGATGTTTGGCTAGAGATAAACGGCCGGGAGCATTTTGTTAATGTGAAGCCATCGCTTAGGCAGAACAAGCAAGATGAGCTTAAGGAATTGGCAGACAGAACCGTAAATTAATAATGCCTAGAGTAAAGACATGAAGGGTAGAACCCCAACCAAAGCCGAAAAGGAGTGGATGGATGAAATCTCACAAATTGGTTGTATCGTCTGTATTAGGGCTTTTGGCTGCGTATCCCCTGCCAGCCCCCACCATGTCGAGGGCAGAACGAAAGAAGGGGCCCACTTCAAAACGATCCCGTTATGCGGGGCACACCACCAAACAGGCGGGGAAGGGACGGCCTTCCACGCGACAGGGAAAAAGACATGGCAAGCGAAATACGGGACGCAGGAACAACTACTAAAACAATGCCAGGAGATTATCAATGGAAAATAGCGGCTATTTAGGATCAATCTGCGGCATTAAAGTCATAGCTAGTCCCTTAATTGGTGACGTGCCGGTTATTGAATTAAACAAAGACCTAGATGTCTCGCCAGAGTTCAGGGCGAAATGCAATCAATTCTATCTTGAATTATTCGGGACTTATAAGCCTGTTTATATCGTTGGCGGCGATTATGTAATGCACCCTGAAACCATTGGATTAATAAACATGCCAGGAGATCATTAATGGGCAAAGCTGAACGCACAATACAAGATGATTGTATGGAATACCTCGGAATGCACCCGAAAGTGGCGTTTGTGCATACCACCACCACCGGGAGCTTGCCGGTCAAGGGAGGATACCGGATAAAGGTCGGTTATCCGGGCATGGGCGATATTATCGGAATGCTGAAGGATGGGCGGTTCCTGAGTGTGGAGGTCAAGCAGCCCGGACAGCATTTGTCAGAGGATCAATATGATTTTATGCAAATGGTTAATGCTAGGGGTGGAGTCGCTTGCTGGATTGATAACATTGAGGCATTACATATTGTTATGGACGACACGTTATAGGAATTACTATGAACTATCCTGAATGGAGCAACTACCTCTCTTATGACTCAAAAGGCCGGCTATGGGTCTGGTCACACAAACCCTTGCTTGAGAACTACCGCGGCCGGGAGATATGGGGCGTGCAGGACGTACCTGACAGCAAATGCCAGTGTATGACGGAAGGCGGTCCTATCCCCAATGACTGGCGCCAAACATTAGGATCTATCCATGCGTGATATTCGTTATGAAGCGTTACTCAAAGAAGTCGGGGTGTATCAGCGAAGCCTCAAGGACCTCAACCGGGCATTTATGCAGCGGGAGATTGAGATCCGGGAACTCAAACAAGAATTGAAAAACCAAAAGAGGGAAAACCAATGAAAACATTAATGATTACTGCAGCACTGGTGATGTCTGTATCGGCTTATGCCGGCCAATGGGGCGGATACCCAGTTATCGGGTTCCAGCTTGAATACCCATCCAACGCCAATACCACTCATTTCTGCCAGGAGGGAGGCAACCAGGTCGTTTCCAGTCCATACATCAGACAGCCCATCTATACTCAGAAGGGCTTTTCCTGGGTAGCAGGGTTAAACCACAAATCTTGCACGTTTGGCGCTGATGCACCGTCCTACGACGCAGTGGGGACGGGCATTGAATTAGATACTTGTTGGATATTTGATAAATGCAGAAAGTAAAATATGCTATACTTACAAGACGTTACTACCTGGAGGCGTAACAGTGGACAAATCAGTTTATAACAAACAGTGTATTTCCCGAAGTGATCCCCCTTATATTGCATCAAGGGAAATAGTTTATGTATGTCCAAAGTGCTATGCGGTGAAGACATTTCCAGTATTAAGCACGAATGCCCCTCACCCAGACGATTATTTGTGCGATTGTGAAATGCCTGATCGTAAAACCCAGATGGAATACAAGGAAGTTCGCTGCCCACCCGGGTTTTATTGTCCGGAGGAAGAACAGTGATGGACTTACAAGGCTTTAGTGATCAAATATTTGCTATGCACGCAAACGCGGATATTGATGTTTTTGTCTCAAACTGTAAGGGACAACGTGTCACTGTGAGGTTAAACCCAGCACTATCCGCGCAAATAACAAAACCCAAGATTTATGAGCTTTATTGCGATAGACAAGATGATGTCGGCCAATGTATGAAAGAAATAGTTGCAGCAATAAGAGCTGATTCTTGTAAAATACATCAAGTAGAGGAAATTAATGGTGTTTTACATGGTTGTACAGTTTGCGGGGAACCAATCGCGTGATCATCGTGCATAATGCAACACAATCAAATAATTAGGACTCGACACAGGTATGGCTGAAAGTGGCGCTCAACCAGGCAACACAAACGCTACCAAGAACAAACCTTGGCAGAAAGCTCTTGAACGCGCATTAACTGGTACCAAGAATGCTGAAAAGCTCGCTGCGTTAGCCAAGAAAGTTATCGAGAAGGCCGAGGCAGGCGATATGCAGGCCATTAAGGAGATAGGTGATAGACTGGATGGGAAGGCCGTACAAGGCGTAGAGGGAACAATTGAACACGACCACACCGGACAGGTGGATGTAAACCACAAGGGTGGACTGGAATTCGATGAGATCCAGAAACAACGACAGAAATTGAGGGTAGTCAATGACTAAGTTCTACATCCACAAAGCCCCGCGGGGTGACAAGGGGTATTCCATGAGACCACCCCAGTCCCGTGCAGAGGATACGATATACTGGGTCTTCATTGGCCAGCCTATCCGTAACAACTACAGGGTCCCGGTCTATACGAATACCCTATGGATATTTGACCTGTGGTTCCTGGAACAGGCCATACAGCGAGCAATCTACTATGTATCATGCACACGAAAGGTCCTGGTATCCGCGCTTCGGTAAGGTCGGCAGGAAGGTCGGTAACTTCCTCAAATGGCCCTTTATCATTATCTGGCGTATTGTATGCTTCACTTTCATTGTATCCCTGTTCATTTATCGTATAGTCAGGGGTAAGCAACGGTTTATTTGGGATGGTTGAGTATGTTCTTTGGAAACTCTGTCTATTTACTGCCAGGGATACTCTCCCAGCAGCGGGACTATGCTAACCGTGGCAATACCAAACCGAGTGGACCACTCCCCACTCGGAGGGTCAGCAAAACAGCCGAGGTAAAACGAGGCTTTACTAACTGGTCAGGCGGTGACAGCCGGGAGAGACCGGCACATAAAGATTAATCACCAACCTTCGCCCGGCATCCCTCGCTGGGCAATCTTTTTGAGGGTATATGCCAAGTACAGCCGTAAATCCTAACCAGGCCTTTCTCGAGCAAGCCATCACCTGGCTACACGAAGAGGCCACGATGGATGAGGCTTTAGACTTCTACTCGGTTACCCTGGATGACCCCAAATGTGACGACTGGACCGTTGCGGAACTGGGGCGAAAAGACCGGTTCTTCCTCTTAACCCACCTACTCCATGGGTTCTACGCAATAGATGACTGGCTATACGCCCGAGTGAGAGAGGTTGAGGCGAATCCTGATGGATACCTGGACTTATGGGCCCGGGAGCACTTCAAGTCCACCATCATCACCTATGCGGGCTCGATACAGGAGATATTGAATGACCCCGAGATTACCATTGGTATATTTTCTCACACACGCCCCATTGCCAAGGCCTTTCTTGCCCAGATCAAGCGAGAGTTTGAGGCCAACGAGACCCTTAAACGCTACTACCCGGATATCCTTTACCAATATCCGCGCAAGGACTCTCCCATGTGGAGCCTGGATTCCGGTATTGTGGTCAAACGGAAGGGCAATCCCCGCGAGGCCACGGTTGAGGCGCATGGATTAGTCGATGGACAGCCTACTTCCCGTCACTTCGGGCTTCTCGTCTACGATGATGTGGTTACGATTGCTTCGGTTACAACAGCGGACCAAATCCAAAAGACCACGGATGCCTGGGATATCTCATCTAACCTTGGTTCAAAGCAGGACACAGGAGGTGTCAGACGGTGGATGATTGGCACCCGTTACAATTATGCGGACTCTTACTATGAGATATTAGAACGTAGTGCCGCCAAGCCCCGTATCTACCCCGCTACGGATGACGGGACTATCCATGGGAAACCGGTCTTTTTAAGCCAGGACGCCTGGGAAGAGAAGCTACGCACCTCAAGTCTGTACAATATCGCCTGTCAGCAGCTCCAGAACCCCAATGCCGGGGGCCAGGCTGAGTTCAAGCCCGAATATGTGCGCCGCTACGAGGTCAGACCCCATACCCTCAACGTTTATATCATGTGTGACTATGCCGGTTCACGGAAGTCCACAGGCTCCAGCAGGACCGCATTCTCAGTCATCGGGGTGGATCATGCCCTGAATAAGTACTTCCTGGATGGGGCATGCCACAAGATGGGCCTGACCGAGCGATGGGTGATGCTCAACGGCCTACGCAAGAAGTGGAAGCGCGCGCCTGGGGTCCAGCATGTCCGGGTCGGGTATGAGCGTTTTGGTGCCCAGTCTGATATCGAGTATTTCGAGGAAAAGATGAAAGAGCCGGCTAATGAGGCTTTTGAAATCCTGGAACTCAACTGGCCACGGGACGGGGATGTATCCAAAGACAACCGGATCCGACGATTAGAGCCTGATTTCCGCAACTGGTCATTCTATCTCCCGTATGACAAAGATGACCCGACCAGGCTGCAGCGTGAGGCCATGGAGTCAGGCTTCAAGGAGTTAATTGCCAAGCCCATCATGCGCCGGGATGAAGAGGGACAGATTTACAACGTGATTGACTACTTTATCAAGGTGGAGTTCCTGTTCTTCCCCAATACCACGGCCAAGGATTTGCTTGACGCGACAAGTCGGATTTATGATATGGAGTACTCAGCACCTGTTATAATCAATGAGAACGACCTGATGCCTGAACCTGAAGGGGATTACTGATGGGGTATGAGAACATTTATCACATGGAGTCTACAAACTGGTTTTTAATGACCGAAGATGAATTGAAAAGATGCGGGAGTACCACTTTACCCATAGATCAATCAAAAGAAGGCAGAATCTTTATACACCCAGAACACGGTAAATTAGTTTATCTTGGCAAATCAGGCATGGGAGAACACCTGCACATGCTGGAAATTTCAGAGTAGGAGTTTACTGATGGCAAATAAGATACCGACCGAACCCCCCACTTTCCGGGAATATACGATTGGCGGTCTTGTGGCGAAGCTGGAAGGCAAAGAACAGCGCAAACCCCAGGTGTGCTATGAATTTAGCGGTGGTGCCAAGAAATATGACACCGACCAGACCAGTAGCGGGATTTATGAAAAGTGAGACCGACGGGACCTACACTCATCATCCGGACTATGACCAATTGCCCGAATGTATAAAATGTATGTACACGCCCAAGGAATACGCCTGGTTGCCAGCGCAGGAAAAGCGCAATATCATTGAGGATAATACCTTACCCGAGGTTTTTGATGACTAAGCAACCCGAATTCCTGATTGAACCCCATGACCCTGGTGACCTGGCCGATATGCAGATGGCCATGGAAATCACTAATGTCTTGCAGAAGCATTACCCCGGCTACCCATGGGCGGTAAACGTCAACAGCGGGGAAACAGCAGGTGTCGTCAACATATTCAACTGGGCTATTTCCAGTCGTTACGGGTATGTTCTACACTTAACCACAGTACAGAACGATCCTACCTTAAAGTGTGTTGTCCTGGCAGGCGGTGAAATTCTGGAACGCGGCAAATTGTTACGCGGTGAAGCTCAAGGTGAGTTTGCGGAGCAGATTGACGGGGCACCAGATAAACACCAGCCTACCAGGGGAACCATTCAGTGAGTGACCAGAATTCCGACGAAAAGACACTCGATCCATGGGTAAAACGCGCCAACCAGGCGTTTGAAGCCTCAACCACCTACGTCGATAATAACTACCGCAAGCGATGGCAAGCGAACATCCGCATGCACCAGTCACTTCACCCTGCAGGCTCCAAGTACCTTTCCGAATCCTACCAGTACAAGTCCCGACTCTTCCGTCCCAAGACCCGGGCCATGACCCGTCAGAATGAAGCAGCAGCAGCCGCTGCCTTTTTCTCGAATGTGGATGCCGTATCCATCGAGCCATTTGAGAAGAAAAGCGACGTGCAGAAGGCCAGTGCGGAGCTCAGGGATGGCCTGTTAAACCATCGGCTCCAATTCACCATCCCCTGGTTCCTCAACTGTGTCGGGGGCATGCAGGATGCCCAGGTCCAGGGGGTAGTGGCTTCCAAGCAGTATTGGAAGATTAAGAAGCATACCGAAACGGTGACCGATGAAAACGGGGAAGAGCGGGAAATCACCGTAGTTGATGAGGATAAGCCGTGCATGGACCTCAAACCCATCGAATACGTGCGCATCAGTCCTTCAGCCAATTGGGTAGACCCGATTAACTCCAGCCCCTACGTGATTTTGATGGAGCCCATGTATATCGGGGATGTGAAGGCCAAGATTGAGGCCGGGGAATGGGAACCGGTTGAGGATAAAGACTGGGCCGGCGCCGTGTTTAACGATTATGACGCTACCCGCAACGCCCGGGAGAATGAGCGAACCGACAGCCAAGAGACCCAGCACACCGGAGAATTGACTGATTTTGACATGGTGATGGTGCATGAGAACTTTATCCGGTACCGCGGGAAGGAAATCCACTATTACACCCTGGGGACTGTTGCACGTCTGAGCAAGCCCGTACCGTTGCGTGAGGCCTATTGGCACAACATGCGACCCATCGCCTTGGGATCGTCCATCATCGAGACCCACAACAACATGCCACCGGGTACCGTGGAACTCGGCGCTAACTTACAACGGGAAATCAATGAAATCGTCAATACCCGCCAGGATAATGTCAAGTTGGTCCTGAATAAGCGGTATATCGTTAAACGGGGTCAACAGGTGGATCTACGGAGCCTAGTCCGTAATGCGGCCGGATCCATCACATTAGCCAATAACCCGGAATCCGACGTTAATCCCATTGAGTTTCAGGATGTCACCGCCTCAGCCTATGCCGAACAGGATAGGTTAAATGTGGATTATGACGAACTCACTGGTAATTTCTCCAGTTCGAGCGTCCAAAGTAACCGCAAACTCAATGAAACCGTGGGCGGAATGCAGATGCTCCGCTCTGAATCAGGGGGAATGACTCAATACCTGATCTCGGTATTTTCTGAAACCTGGGTGGAAAAGGTACTGCGCCAATTGGACGCCCTGGAACAGCATTACGAAACCGACCTGAATCTCCTAATGATGATCGCCAATGAGCGCGATATCTTCCAGCGCTTCAATATCCCCAGCCTGACCCCGACCCTGTTAAGGCACCCGGCCAAGGTCATTGTCAATGTGGTGAACTCCGCTACCGACCCGATCCTCAAGCTGGAGCAGTTCTTACAGGCGGTACAACGCTATACGGAGATTGTGGCCAGTGCTCCACCGAATATGGACCTGACTGAGGTCAGAAAGGAAATCTTCGGCAAACTGGGTTACAAAGACGGAAATCGCTTCTTCGTGGAAGAGGACGGCAACCAGGCCGCGGTGATTAACGAAATGCAGCAGACCATTCAACAGTTAAGCCAGGCCATTGAAGACCAGGCAGCTAAGGCTGAGGCCGAGCAACAAGGCAAGATGATGATTGCCAACCTGCAGGAGACCAGTAAACGCAGTATCGAGGAAATGAAACAGACCGCCGAAGACCGCCGGCATGAGCAGGAACTCCGATTCAGGATGCGCGAGAGTGAGGAAAAGCACGCTGCCGAATTGCAAAAAGCACGATTGGACGGCATTACCGAGTTGACCAGCAAGAAGATGGAAACCACGTCAGCTGAGAAGCAGACCAAGGACACCGCTGATGCCACGGTCAAGGCCGGGCAAGAGTCCGAGAAGTCTGAATCCAAAGAGACAGAAGGGGCAAGCGTGATTAACCTCATGATTGATAACACCAGCGGCAAAGTGGTCAAAAATATTGATTTGAAGAAAACCAAGGACGGCTATCAGGCCAAAGTGCTTGAAGAGCCGATTGAAGAAACAGTAAGCAAAAAATAGGACAGGACCATGGCATTAGTAACCAGCAGAACGTCTTTATCACAGGGGGCAGAAACGACCGAATCTGTTGCGTTTACGTCCTCAGCCGGGGCGAACACGGTATTAACCGGCACCGGACTTCCCGTGGTCGCAGCGACGGACTTCTTTGAGATCCGACTGAGCCCCATCACCGGGAATAACGGGCTTTACATCGCCACCGGCTCACCGAGCACATCAAATGTGCCATGTACAAAAGTCTTTGGGTCTGACCCCACGGATGACACTTCGGAGAGTGTGACCTGGATGGGAGACACCACGACCTATAAGTCAGTCTTCTTCGACACCACGAACAATGGCTCTCCCGCCATAATGGAGAAAGGCAACGTTTCCTCGGATGGGGTGACGGGTCAGGCGATCTACTCTTTTGCTATGCAGGAATGGAAAGACGATAGCTTCCTGATCGCCAATTCTCCTTTCCCCATGCTCTCGATTGACGCTGACGCGGGTAAATTTATTATCGGTCAGGACATTTCCGGGAATAACAACGGGGCTAACTGGCTAGACAGTGTGACCCATTCCATCCGCACACGTAAGCTCTTGAGAAGTATGGGGTGGTCGGAAGTTGACGCGACAGGCGTGATTCAATCCAGCTCCGTTGGCTTTGGTACGTTGGGATCGTTTGAAGACTCCGCCAATGACACGGCCTATTACCAGTTTGGTGACGATACGACTGTAGATGATACGGTGGATTTCGACTTCGCCGGACCCGTGAATGAGGCGGTTGAATACTTTGTATTGATTGGTGATCTATCCGGCGACACTCCTGCATTTCCTTCCACTACCACGATTACTCGTGCAAGCGGGTCCTTCGTTACGGACGGATTTAAGGTTGGCGGTCAGATCGACATTACCAGCTCCACCTCCAACGATGGCACGTATGAGTTGTCTGTCGTGTCTGCCACGTCCATGACCATTACCACGACCTGGACAGCGGAAGCCTGGAGCACCACCGAGATCGCAGTTAATAACGATAACGCCGTCACTCTGCGCCTTCGTGTCCGTGACTCCGACCCCAAGGGCAAGACCTTCTCTCAGGCTAATTTAGCGTCTGGTAACTATACGGCGCTCCGTCCTGGATTTATGACTTTCCCGTTAGCGAATGGTGCCGATCAGAAGATTGACGTGACCGATGTCGGAATTGATTCGGACTCCAATGGTATCCCTGATGTTTCGCCTTATTCGGGTATGAGCATCGAATACTTTGCTATCGCCCAAGAAAGAACAGATTTAGTGGGTGGTGCGGCAGACTTTGGCATTATTGTCACCGGCAATGACGGCACCGCTCAGGAAGTATTCGAGTTTCTTCAGTGGTCACTCCGATCCACGGGTGGATTTGGTTCTGGTGATATTGATTCCGGTGCCGAGGTGGCAATTGGTCGCGCAATGGATGGTTTGGCAGAATTTATCGGTGATACTGGGCATTTCGGTGTTACGGGTGGAGGGCTTAATTTCCCGACTAACCCTGATGGCGGTGGTTCAGGCGTTTATGTTGATGGTCTAAATGCGTTATCTAAGAATAGTGTTGTATTTTACGATAATACAAATGCGCCATTACAGTTCCCTGAAACCATTGCTGTCACGCTGGACTTCAACCAGATTGCGATTGACGACACCACCACGGAATACGATCTGTTCTACGACCGAACGATCCGAACGACTGTTGCCGATTTGGTACTCACTCAAACTACAGATGTGATTACTTCCGCGACCACGGCGCTTCCCCAAAACTCAGAGCTTGTGGTGGGGAGTTACGTCCGATTGGCTGGAATGACCGAAGCCACGATGGACGGCGTATATCAGATCCTTGTAATTAACACCCCAGGCGCGAGTTGGGATGTGGTCAGATATGATGGCACCACCATCGTTACCTCGTCTACTGCCTCAGTCACGGTAGATCAGAACTGTATTGATACCCCCGACGCTATCCTGGTTCATACCAACGTCAGAACGGCGGAAGTCAGCGAACCCCTGAACCCAGGGACAGCCGTCTTGACCTTCACTGCTCCTGATACGATCACAGATTCAGCCAATACCTTGGGCGTTTTCAGTTCCGGGATGTTTATCGAGGTCGAAAACTCCACCGCGAACGACGGGATTTATGAAGTGGATACCGCCGCTGCTGGGACGCTCACGCTAATTGAGCAAACTATCACCACTGAAGCAGTCGGTGTGGATGTTGACGTAGCGATTACCGAAGCTGTCTCGGGCTTGGCCGCGTCCGATGTGGTCTTCAGTTATGACTTTGACAACAACGAGCAGGGTGGGCGAAGTGTCTCCACCACGACGTATGTCAAAGCCAAGGCGATCGGTTCCACCGGAGCACAGTATTATCAATCGAGTGTGGCGGATATTGAATCGGGTACACCTGAAACCATCCCGGTATCACCGGCTACGGAACGTAACTACGCATAACAAGGAAGTGAAGCATGGCATTAGATGCGGATTTTGAAATAACTACCGGATCGGCTAAGACTAGCGGGACCACGTTGGTTTCTGATGATTCAATTACGATCCCTGCTAACTCAGGTATTGAAGTTTGGTTGTCTTATGACATTTCAGACGGTTTACCCAATACAGTGACTTTAGATGATTTGAAGCTAACCCGGCTACGATCTACCAGTTCAGCCACTTCAGGTATGGGTGTGGCTGTGTACGCTAAACCACAAATAAGGGTGGACAGAACGGGATACATTACCGCCACCTGGGGTAGTGCTATCGGTGCTCGCAATATGATTGTTAATCGAATTCGAGGAACGGTCATTGAAGATGTGGGTGCAAATAACGAATATGATACCGCAGCGACTTTGGTTAATACCGGATTTTCTGGGCTTCCAAACTATAACGATTGCTATGCTTCAGCGTGTTGGGTGGCTGATACGCCGGTGGAGAGCTTTGCCGGTGATGCGGCCGGCGGCTTCACCGCAGGAACGGCGATTGGAACGACTGGAGGCGGGCTGGATATTACTATGGTTCACGGGTATTTGTATTTACCTACGGCGGTGGATACTCGGGCACGGTTACTGGATGCGGTCAGCTCTTTGTGGGTGTGTTCTTTATCTATTTTGCGCAACCATACTCAGAACGCACAGGGGATAAGCCCTGCCGATGAACAGCTAACAGACGCCAAATTCGACGCTTCATCCCTGGATTCTTATGACAAGGTATTCGCTTTTAATGAAGCGCTGGATCGGTATGAAGTGTTTAATGTGGCAAGGGCCGACCTCCCTTCACCCATTACCAATAGCGAAAACGGCTGGACGTAAATGGCGACTACCGTTACATTCGAGGGAACCCGATTTTCAACCGCAGACACTTCAACTTCAGGGGGGACGTGGGACAAGTATGGATCGACCCAGACGCCTATTCTGGAGTTAAACTTTATCCTGCAAGGCCCAAGTGAGCAGTCTAATAAGGTTTCTAACACCACAGGTGGGATTCAGTTTCTAGCCACTAGCTCGGTGGATTTTGCCACTACCCCAAAGACCATGATTGCCAAGGTTCAAGTCTCGACAGTAGCGTCGATTGATAAGACTGTGGCGCGTGGTATGAGTTATGAGATGGGAGATGACGACACAGATAATTACCAGTATTACATGGTGGGCTCAGGGACAGGTGATGACTACCCGGTGAATGCAGGCTGGTGGACGATTATTATAGACCCAAATGTGGCGGCGTATAGAGATGCTACCCCAGGCGCTACGCCTACTCTGACTGCACTACAATGGGTAGGGATGTATGTTGATATCACCGCCTTGGCAAAAGCGGAAAACGTGATTCACTCAGCGTTAGATTATGTAGACAACGGCAAAGGTCTTTTAATGACCGGAACCGCTGGCGCGTTAATTGATTTTGTTGTTGAAGACGAAGATGTCAACGCCACCGCCGGGGAGTATGACAATCGCTGGCGTTTAGCGGCCAGAAGTAACGGCAGCAGCTCCGTATTTGACGCAGTGGCCTGGTGGACGCTGGGGAGTTCGGCCACAGCCCTCGGCTTAACCGATTCCAATAAGGTTGTTAAATGGACCGCTGGACGGGTTGATACCAGCTTTCATGGCTTACGGTTAAATCTAGAAAATGCCTCTACCGATATTGCTTTAGACAGTTGCACATTTGTCTCTGATGGGGCTTATGCTACTAATGACACTCGCGCTGATTTCGAGGTAGTTGGGACTTCAGGCGTGGCAACAGTAGACGGATGCTCTTTCCTGAACTTCAATAATGTGGATTTCACGTCTGCCGCAAGCATGGATGGGGGGCGAATTGAAGCTCAACTATTAACCCAATCCTCGGCAGACATTGAAAATGTCACCATCGCCACCAGCTCGCTCACCTCCATTGCAACTTTGCAAGATCCAACTTTTGGCACAACGACTGATTTACATGATGTAACCTTTGTTCAAAACGGGGCGGGTCACGGGTTAGAGATAGATACCGCAACTAGTTACACGTTCACTAATATCTTTGGTCTGAATGTCGCCGCAGGCTACGGGGCAAACACCACTGACTCTGCTGGCATTGACGTAACCGCTAGTAGCGGCACGGTCACTATTACAGTTTCAGGCGGTGATACCCCGACCTATAAAACCGCAGGCGCGACGGTTGTCATTAACTCAGATGTGACCGTGACATTTGCAACTATGAAGGATAACTCAGAGGTCAGAATTTATGAGGCTATTGTAGAAGAAAACACAGACATTTCCTTCACTTCTATCGGCACTATCTCATCAGCCGGATCGGGATTTGGTGACTTTGCCGCCGACGATATTGTTCGTGTCTCAGGATCGGATGATAATGACGATACTTACACAGTAGTAACAGCAAGCGCATCGACATTAACAGTGGTTCCAGAAACGATCACCACAGAGAGCGCAGGCGCAACGGTTAAAATTAAAAAGACTAATCAAACAGAATTAGCAGGCATTGAAAATGCAACCTCTGGTACGACAGATGATAGGTCTTTTGCCGCTTCAATCGCCTCTGGAACGCTGGTTGATTATGTTATTCATAACTGGAATGCGACTGAACCATTTTACCAGACCATACGGATAATAGAGTTCACCTGGCCATCTAGTGTCCAGACGATCAACATAAATCAGCTAGTAGACAGGAATGCTCAATAATGCCGACTTTCGACGGTGACAATCTGGTAATGACGTTGGATGCACCGACTGATAACGTGCTGAATCAAGATGTCGAGGTGGATTGGTATAATGCCTGGAAGGATTGGCAGCTGGAATCCCCGCTTAATCGTAAATATCCACCTGTTTTCTTCGATTCATTCGGGGGGAATAATATCGTAGAAGGACTAGATGCGGGAGCCTATTTCATCTTCCAGAACAGCAGAGGATGGCGGATACGACCTGGCGAGTATAATCAAACCATTTATGTGACAGGAACCGTTGTCCCTGGTGACTCTACGTTACCCATTATCATTCCGACTGTCGGGGCTTATACAGTGATGTTTGATGGATTACAGCAACAAACGCAGGTGGTAGAGAGTACCAGTAATCTCACTGCGGCCGATGTATGGTCCGCGATTTTGGAAGGTACGATGACCGCTGAGGAAATGATGCGAATTCTACTTTCCGGTATCGCGGCCGAATCTTCGGATCATGAATTAGGCTTACCGAAATACCGCGATCAAGCCGATAGCAAGGATCGGATTTCAGCAGTAACCGACGAATTCGGCAACCGCTCAAGTGTCACCTTGGATGCCTCCTGATGTTTGCGCCGAGCTACTTTGCCCCTCGTTATTTCGCCCCGCGATACTTCCCGCCTGATGTGATTGTCGCACCCACTCCGGAACTTGAAGTCGAGGGCGGGGGAGACAGTTCCCGGGTTTATCGCGGCAGACGGCGCCGGGTCGTCACCTCAGCCGAGGTTTACCGCCAATGGCTCGAAGCTAAGGAAATCCGAGAAACGTCTGTTGAGCTGCCGGTAGAGGAACGGATCGAGGTTGAGCAGGATATCGAGGCGATTGCCCGGGAAATCCAAGCCAGATTGCTATCCATACAGGATGTGCGGTACCGGAAGATGGTCCGGACACGGGCCCTGAAAATGGCTGAAATCTTGCTTGCCAAGCAAAAAGCTGAGGCCCTGGACGAATTAGCCCCAATTTTAATGATATTACTCGCGGAGGATTTATGAGCGAAATAGACCGGGCCCTTGCGGCGGTGGAGAAATTGGTTGTTCTGGAAGAGTTTGTTGAAGGTCCGGTCATGGATGTCCTCAAAACCGCCCAGCAACGCGATGAACAGGCGGCCATGGTCGAATTACTGGAGCTTAACCCGTTTGATGCCAAATTCACTAAATTGGCTGATTTGCAAAATGCACTTGCAAAAATTCAGGAAAATGTCATGCTTTCAAGAAGAGTGAGTGCTTACTTCGCAGATGCTATACTTAATGGACAGGAAGCGGAAGAGTACCTAATAACCCAGCAAGAGGAAGATTAACATGCCAAAGCAAGCTACCCAGCCGGGCGCTAATGCAGAAGAATACGAACCAACCGACGAAGAGAAAAAAGCGGTTGCCGACGCGCAGAATAAGACAGTCACCGCGCGCACCACGGAACTCGATGAAGTCGCAGCCCGCCAGCGGGCGAACCGTGACAAGGAATTGGATGAAGCCGGCCATGAGGTCGTAGATACATCGGGCGAACCGGGAGAAGAAAAGGAAGAAGAAAAGGCCGAACCCAGGCCTGAACCTATAATCGAAAAAGTCGAAGAGTTTGACACCCTGATTGTCGATGGGGTCGAGCAACAGGTCGAAAGGGACAAGATTTACGATGCAGGGAAACGATCCTTGCAGAAAGAATCCGCCGCCGATAAACGGTTAGCGGAAGCAGGCGAGAAATTACGCCTGGCCAACGAATTAATGGCCAAGGCAAATTCGACTACCCAAAAGGATGTCGATGTATCACCATCCGCTTCTCCAGTGGACGTGAAAAAAGTGGCGCAAGCCATGGTAGACGGTGGCATTGAGGAAGTAGAGGAAGCATTAACCGAAGTGATGACGGCGAGCAGTAGCTCCACCCTGAGTCCCCAGGATATTGCTAATCAAGTCAATGACACAATTGCGATTAATCAGGCAATGGAGTTGTTTAAGAAAGAACCAAAGGACGGGGGCTACGGTGACTTATTCGCCAATGAGCGATTAAATCAAATGGTCCTGGATGAAGAGGAAAAACTGGCTATTGCCGACCGTGACGCAGGAACACGGCGGTCACCGCTGGAACGCTTCAAACAGGCTGCAGGTTCAGTCCGCACATTCCGGGACGAATTAGCAGGTACCACGAAAGCCGCGCCCAACGCTGAGGGCTTTGACGAACTCCAGAAAAAGAAATCGCAAGCCGAAAACACCGCGGAGGCAACCGGAGGACGGTCTGCCAAAGCAAACGGGGCGCAAGACGACAAGCCGATGACTGCCGCTGAAAAGCGACGAATATCACTAGAGGCCATGTCTAAAGCGCGAGGTCAAGATTTAGAATAACACTGGAGAAGTAACATGGCAGGCCAATTATGGGCCGTCGATTCACTCGGCGGCTATATGTATGCGGACAATTTGAGTGACAAACTCCGCGAAACGGTCCAGCCAATGGTGAAATTCCGCCAATTTTGCGACGTAAAAGACGCATTCGGGAAAGGTAAGGGACAAACTTACCATTGGGACGTTTACAAAGACGTTCAGACCCAGGGCGGCACCTTGGTTGAAACCAACACCATGCCAGAATCCAACTTCATTATCGTTCAGGGCACCCTGACCGTAACAGAATATGGTAACGCTGTTCCCTATTCTGGCAAGCTGGAAGCACTGGCCCAACACACTGTACGCAAACCCGTTATGCGGGCACTGCGTCGTGACGCAACCAAAGCCTTCGATATCGCTGCACATGCTCAGTTCAATAACTGTGGCTTGCGCGTGGTACCGACTTCGGCTACCGAAACCGACGCGGTTACCCTCACCACCAACGGGACAGCCACCGAAACCAATAACGTCGCCTTTGGCTTAGGGCATGCGCGGGCAATTGTCGATCTGATGAAGGAACGGAATATTCCGCCCTACATCGCAGACGATTACTACGCGATTGCCTGGCCGTCTACCATTCGCCCACTGAAAACCGCCTTGGAATCCGTTTACCAGTATGTAAACCAGGGTTTCCAGATGATTCTCAACGGCGAAATCGGACGTTATGACAACATGCGCTTTGTTGAACAGACCCACATTCCCAAGGGCGGGGCTGCGGATTCCACTTTGTGGGACCCGGAAACTAACACCGCTGAGGCCTGGGATAACGGGAAATCTGACTGGATCATGTTCTGTGGCGAGGATACTGTCGCGGAAGGTATTGTGATCCCTGAAGAAATCCGCGCCAAAATCCCGACCGATTACGGCCGGTCTAAAGGCGTGGCTTGGTATTATCTTGGCGGCTTCGGTATCGTGCATACTGCAAGCAACCCGGATGATGGCCGAATCGTGAAGTGGGACAGCGCAAGCTGACCAAGGGCGGGACCTTCCCCCCGTAACTGAATTGTTTGGATCTGGCTGGGAGGTAGTCAGGTCGAGGATAAGATCATGAAAACCACTTCACAGCGTTATGACCATCCTAACGCTTGCGTCACCCGTGAGCACTCTATCACCCCTTCAGCCGGGTCAACCACGGTATCGGGTAAAATCCGAAACTTCATGGCAATGCGCCTGAAAGCCGCTCATGCCACAGTAACTGTCGCAGGTACCGCCACTACTCACGGCTATGACGTGTATTCCGGCACTACCTCAATCGGGACCATCGCATTGAGCACGGAAACTGCCGGCTATACCTTGAGCGTGGATCTAAGCAATACCGCTGTTGCGGCTGGCGATACGATGGAAATCCGCTCTCTCGCTGATGCCACCGGTGTCGCTGATGTCGTTCTGGAACATCGTGCCGATACACAGGCAATCGTTACCCTCGGGTAATATCTGGGCCCTTCGGGGCCCTCTTTAAGGATCTACCTATTATGGCGCTGAATAGAACAAAACCTTACGGCGAAGTCTACGGCGGTTCACCGGACACGGTGCATCACAGATATGAACAGGGTGGGAAGTTCTACAATGCCCAATTCCTGGAAGTGGACGGCAAAGGGAATCTGTTGGAAGAACCGGTCAGCGAAGTTGATACACTGACAGCCCCTAAAATCAGGGATGCCCTGGACAAGATGGGCGTGGATTATGACCCCAAACTCAGTAAACCCGATCTCCTGGCAAAGCTGAAGGAAGAGCTCGCCGCGGAAGAGGATCTATTACCTGTGTGGCGCGCGCAGGATCCCCAAGGCAACGAGGCCCAAAAGGTCAAGTTTGATATTGTGCCCTACACCCGCGGCCGCGGATTAGACATTGGCTGCGGTCCCTTCAAGGTTTATCCCCATTTTATCGGGGTGGATAATGGTCACCATGCCAAGGAATTTGGCTGGGACATGAAGCCGGATATTATCACCGAGGCGTCCGATCTCTCTCTGTTTGCCGATCAATCCCTGGATTTCATCTTTTCCAGCCATTTACTCGAGCATATCGAGGACCCTGAAACTGTCCTTTCTGAGTGGTGGCGTACCTTGAAGCCCGGGGGTAATCTGGTGCTCTACCTTCCCCATGGCGATCTCTACCCTCAAGTCGGGACCGAGGGGGCCAATCCTGACCATAAGCACAATCTGTGGCCAAAAACGACACGGGCTTGGATGAAGCGGATCGGCGGATGGGATCTGCTGATGGATGAAAAAAGGGACGATGACTACGGGGAAGGCCAGCATGGCAATGAATACAGCTTCCTACAGGTGTACAGCAAGCGTACAGACACGAAACACACTTACCCCTGTCAAGACCCTAAACCGAACCTAACGGCCTGTGTGGTGCGCTACGGCGGTATTGGAGACATGATCCAGTCCAGTTCGATACTGCCCTGGTTAAAATCCAAGGGTTACCATATCACCATGATGACCACCCCTCAGGGTCAGGAAATTGTCAAACATGACCCACATATTGACGCCTTTATCCTGCAGGACAAGGAACAAGTTCCTAACAACGAATTGCGGTTTTTCTGGCAGGTCTGGGAGCAGAAGTTCGATAAATTCATTAATCTGTCGGAAACCGTGGAAGTGACGCTTTTGGCCATGCCCGGGAGTTCCTTGTATCAATTTCCCAAGTCTATCCGGGAAAAGATGCTGGACACGAATTATCTGGAAATGACCCATGATGTAGCCGAAATACCGCACGAATTCGCTCAGAAATACTATCCCACATCCGAGGAAATTAACTGGGCAATTGAGACCAAGCGCAAATTACAGAAGGAAAAGGGGCGGGGTCCGGTGATCCTCTGGTCTTTAGCCGGTTCCTCTGTACATAAAACCTGGCCCTGGCTGGATACGATTGTGGCGCGGTTAATGACGAAAACGAATGCGATTGTCGTGACGGTGGGGGATACGCTATGTCAGGTATTGGAAACCGGCTGGGAGAATGAGGATCGGGTATATCGTCGTTCTGGGATTTGGGCAATACGCGAGTCCCTGGCTTTCGCAGCACAAGCGGCCGATCTTGTGATCGGGACTGAGACCGGTCTCTTAAATGCCGTGGGCCCGTTATCGGTGCCGAAGATCATTACCCTCTCGCACAGTAGTCATGAAAACCTGACCAAGCATTGGGAACAAACTACGGTATTAAGTTCTGATGTGGACTGTTATCCCTGTCACCAGATGCATTATGATTTCAGTACCTGTCAACGGGATGAGTTTTCCGGTGTGGCAGCTTGTCAGGCCGGGGTGACTGCAGACATGATGTGGACAGCAATTGAGGATTGGATGGAAACACAATTACAGGATGAAAAACAATGGCAACCTCCGGCAATTATAACTTCAGTCTGACCCGGGATGAGTTGATACGTACCGCCTTGCGGAAGATCAAGGTCTTGAAACGCGGCTTTACTCCCGCGGCCGAGGATATTTCAGATGCCTCTTTGGCGTTGAACGGGATTGTTGCTCAACTGCGGGAGAAGTCAGACGGGGCGCCTTCCCTCAAACTCTGGACCCGCAAACGAGTCGTTCTATTCCTGGCTGAAGATCAGACGACCTACCAATTAGGCCCCAATGGCGATCATGCTGCCCTGGAGTCCGATCTGGTCGAAACGACCCTGACTGCTGCGGTCTCGGGTACTACGCTTCCCGTCGCCAGTGCCACGGGGATCGCGGATGCAGATATTGCTGGCGTGGTAAATAGCAGCGGGGATATCACCTGGACGACCGTTAGCGGTGCGCCGGCCGGACTTAACGTGACAGTGGCCGATAGCGTCACTGCGAGCAGTGGGGCGCAGGCCTTTTTCTACACCTCAAAACCACAAAATCCAGTCAGGATCTTATATATGAGCCGGCGGGATTCAGATCGTAATGATGTTCCCATGGGCTTTATGACGACGGAAGATTACTGGGAATTGAGTGATAAATTTGCCGAAGGGACCCCGAATGAGGGCTATGTCGAGCGCACGCGGGAAACGACGGATTTCTATTTCGACCAGGCCGCCAACGATGTGACCTATACAGTCCGGTTACTGGTTAATTATCCGATTGAAATGTTTGATGCCACAGATGACAACCCTGACTTTCCGGAACAATGGTTTCGCTGTTTGTATTGGATGCTGGCCCTGGATCTGGCCGGGGAATATGATGTACAACTCAGCCAACAGGATATGACAGTGGCCTCCAGTGCGATCATGATTGCGACCGGATCCGATCCGGAAACCTCTGACATTTGTTTTGAGCCGGGGCGATACTGATGCCTGAACTAGCCCCTTCGCCCCGTTTCAAATTCTGGGATAATAATGGCGATCCGGCTATCGGCTGGAAGGTCTATACCTATGAAGCAGGAACGCTCACCCCGAAACCGACCTATACGGATTACACTGGATCGACAGCCAACACCAACCCGGTGATATTAAACGCCCGCGGCGAGGAAGATATTTGGTGGGATGGCGTTTATAAGGTCGTCATTAAAGATGATGACGATAACACCATTTACACTGTGGATAACTACGAAATAACCGATCTCCACAACGCGCCAAACGCAACAACCCATAATATGACGAGCGATGCTGATTACACGCTAACGGCAGCGCAAGAGTCTTATGGCCGCATTATCATTACCGATACCTCGGTTAATTTAACGACCGGCAGGAATATTATTTGCTCTACAAAAGAGCAGGGTTACTATTTCCAGAACGATACCGTCCAAACTCTCACATTAAAGACTTCCGCTGGCACGGGCATTGCTGTTCTCGCAGGGGAGAAACATTTACTATTATGCGACGGGACAAATGTGGTTCGCAGTATATATGAAATTGATCAAATAGTTCCTATTGTTACAGGCGGGACGGGGGAAAGCACAGCCCAAGCAGGAATTAACGCTTTAACCGCAGTCAGCGGGGCATCCACTAATGAATTACTACAAAAAGACGGCAGTGGAGATGCGACATGGGCAAAAGTAAAACAGGATAATATTGATACGACGGTCTTAACCCCTATTGTTCAGTATGTCTATGACCTCAGTGGCGTCACCCAGACCGGATCTACGTTGATGCCCAATGGTGACGCGATTCCACAAAATGACGAGGGGGACCAATACTTATCTCTTGCTATTACCCCCAAGAGTACGACCAATCTGTTGGTCATCGAAGCACAACTCGATGCCATACAGAGCAGTTACAACACTCGTCCAGTGTTAGTGATGGCCTTATTTCAGGACAGTGACGCTGATGCCCTGTCCTCTACCCGGAACCGTGGATCGCTCGCTAACGACCCCATGCCCTTGCATATTAAGCATACGATGGTGGCCGGGACGATTTCTGAAACGACCTTTAAGATACGGGCTGGTTGTCCTAATACCGGGACCACCACTATCAGTGCTAGTGATTTTGGGGAAACGGCCAACAGCTACATTACGATTACGGAGATATCACAATGACCGAGAGGATGACATAATTATGGGCATTAAACTCCGTGCTAGCCCTAGGTTCCACGTCGCTGATAATAACGGCGATCCGGCCAATGGTTGGAAAGTGCATACTTATGAGCCTGGCACCTTGACTAATAAGCCGACCTATACCGATAGTGCATCTGGCATAGCTAATGCCAACCCAGTTGTCTTAAATGCACGGGGCGAGGCCGATATTTGGTGGGACGGTGGCTACAAGGTTGTTATTAAAGACGCCAATGACGTAGTGATTTACACCGTTGATAACTATGGTGCCGGGGAAGAAGTCGCTATTTTTAGTGCCGGAAACTGGATCACCAATGGTTCATTTGAATCCGATAGCAATGACGACGGGCTTCCGGATAACTGGGATATAACAGAGTATGACGCAACCAGTACGGTAGAACTTGATGACACCACTCAGGAACATGGGGAAGTCTCACTTAAGTTTGTCAGTACAGGTTTAGGTGGAGGGATTGCAGAATCGGCTTATTTTGGGGTCGGTAAATCTGAAACTTTTTATCTTACGTTCAAGTACAGATCCAGTGTTGCTGGTGTCAGAAACGTGGCTGAACTCTCCTGGTACACTGCCGCACAAAGTCTGATTTCAACCACCACGTTATTAGACGATAGCGCGACAAATCCGACATCGTTCACCAAAAATACATACCAGCCTACTGCGCCACCTACGGCCGTATTTGCTAAATTCCGCTTTTATGGTTGTCACAGTTCTGATGCGACTTCAGGTACGACTTGGCTGGATGACGTAGTTTTCAATTGGTATCCGATTATTGATGAAGATACGATGGTATCGGATAGCGCAAACTATGTCCCGACCCAGCAAAGTACTAAAGCGTATGTTGATGCCGAAGTCGCAACAGAAACGGCTGCCCGCGTAGCCGCGCAAGGCGAATTTGTTTCTGTTAGCGGCGGTGCCCCTATTTCTTCAACGTCACGTTTCCAAGTAACGACCGATGTCACAGAAAGTGTATGGGAATCTGTTGGCCCAACAGGATCGGGGGCAGATAATATCTGGACGGGACTGGATAATGTACCGACTGATGTCGATTGGATTGAAGTAAAACTGACTGCGATAGGTGCTAGTTCTACATCAGATACAGCGAATATTTCAAGGGGTTTGTATGCCCATGTACGAAAGAATGGATCAAGCGAAAGCGCGGGGTTTGTGACTGAGGTTTCATATCTGTCTATATATACCACTTCCAGCGGGGCAGGAAAGGACTATGATATTAGCACTCCAAAAATTCCGGTTTCATCGGTGAAATTCGATATAGTGTGGTCTGGTGATTTTGAGAGTCAAAATACCATATATATGTACCTCGCTGGCCACGGATATAACTAATGGCCCAGCGCACCACTATTCCTTTGTTGGGTCCGGATTATTCTGAACGATCTACTAACGTCAACGCCCAGCGCACGGTCAACCTCTGGCCCCGCATGCAGAAACCTGGGGCAAAAACCCAGATTGCACTGTACACCCCCCCTGGCTTGGATTATTTATGTATTGCGGGAACAGGACCAAATCGGGGCAATGGCGTCGTTTTTGGTGCGCATGCTTATTTTGTATCCGGCTCAGGTTTTTTTCAGATTGATTCTGCGGGGACTCCGTTAGATAAAGGCACATTGAACACGTCCGCCGGTCGAATAGAAATGGCGGTGGGGCGTGATTATCTAATGATCGTCGATGGGACTGATGGATATACCTGGAATGGAACCACTTTTGCCGTAATCAGTGATGGAGATTTTCCGACCGACCCTTCGCACGTCACATATATTGATGGTTATTTTGTCGTTAATAAGGGTGATTCGGATGAATACTATATCTCGGCACCGGAAGACCCTACAGCATGGAATGCGCTTGATTTTGAATCCGCAGTAGCCAAGCCGGATGATTGCCTGGCATTAACGGCGAGCCATAAGGATCTGTATATCCTTGGATCGGCCTCAGTTCAGATTTATTACAATAGCGGGAACCGTGATTTCCCTTTCACTTACTATACGGGCGGGATGATCGACACCGGGATTGTCGCGCCCCATTCCCTGTCAGAAGGGTCGCAAGGGCTGTTTTTCCTGTCTGTCGCTGAAGAGGGCGGGATCGGAGTAGTTCAGATCCGGGGATTCCAACCAGCCATTATTTCTGACGACATTGCCAGCGACTTATCCAGCTTAACTACGGTCAATGATGCTGAAGGCCTGTTTTATCGCTCGGGGGAGCGGTCATTTTACCAACTGACTTTCCCAACTGAGGGGAAAACCTTTGAATACGTTGTTGAGGATAATTTCTGGGTCGAGCGAAAAACGTATGGATTAGATCGATATCGGGTCAATGGGCACGTTTATTTTAATAATCAAAACCTGTTCGGTGACTACTCATCGAATGGGAAATATTACAAAACCAATCTGGAAAGTTATACCGATGATGGGGCGGTTATCGAGCGTATCCGTGTCACCCAGCCAATTCATCGGGACGGCCGGCGGATCACCTTCTCCCAACTTGTGCTGGAAATCGAGAGCGGAATAGGTCTGGTACTGGGTCAAGGTTCCGATCCGTTTATTATGATGCGTTATTCTGATGATGGTGGCCATACCTGGAGCAGTGAGCTTACCGCGAGCATGGGGAAAATCGGTGAATACAATGTTATTTTGCAGTGGGATAAGCTGGGTCAATCCCGATCTCGAATCTTTGAGTTCAAGGTCACCGATCCGGTCAAGGTTGTTTTCGTCAACGGATATATTAAGGCGGTAGTCCACGATGATTAACGAGAAAGGCCTACAGCCCCCGGCACAGAATGAACTGGATGCCTTTGGCCAACAATACCCGGAATTATCGCGCTGGATGCGCCTGGTGGTCGATGGTTATCCGAAGGTGAATACTTATGAGCCGTCGCTGAATGTGGCGAGTGTCGCAGCCAATAGCGAGTCCGTGCAGACTTTCACGGTAAACGGTCTGACGGTCTATGATGTGGTGGAAGTGAATAAACCCGGTAATGACGTGGGATTGGATATGGTTCAATACTGGGTCTCGGATGCTGATGAGTTATCCCTGAAATTCCGCAACCATACCGGGAGTCCCATCGACCCGGCGGCTGCGGATTACCGTGTGATTGCAATACGCTTGTAGGCTACACTATGACTATGAAACCGCCTGTGAATAACGAGAATCGCCAGAAAGTTACCGATCTGCATGCGGCCATGGAAAGGCATCCGGGGAGCTTGGGGGAAGATCCTTTCCCTCTAAAGCATTACCATATACCCGGGGTTTATTGCCGGGAACTCTTCATCCCTGCAGGGTATGCGATTGTGGGGAAAATCCACCGGTATGCCCACTTGGTATGCTGGATTAGCGGGGAGGCGATTGTTCTCTCTGAAGAAGGACGGATTAATGTTGTGTCTCCGGTGACCGTGAATTCCCCAGCTGGGACCAAGCGCGCGATTTACGCAAAAACTGATGTATTGATGATGACTATACACCACACGTTTCAATCAGAACTAGAGAAAATCGAGGCGGAGCTGATTGCCCCTACCTTTGACGACGCAGCATTGATTGATGAAATGCACAAGTTACTGGAGGCAGAGTCATGAGTTTTATCGCAACGGCGATCATCGGCGGGGCTGTCCTTGGCGCAGGCGCCTCAATCTACGCATCGGGTAAAGCCTCAGATGCCATTAGCTCATCCAGCGCCCAGGCCACCGATACTCAACTGAGAATGTTTAATACCGCACGGTCTGATCTGGCCCCCTGGCGGGACGTGGGCGAGGATGCGTTAGCCAAGATCAAGCAGGTCTTTATCAATGGCGATATGTCCGGATTCAAGGAATCGGCTGATTATCAGTTCAACTTGGAGCAAGGTGAACAAGCCCTTGAACGAAAGCAGAGCGCGGCCGGATCGCGCTATGGAGGTTCTGCTATTAAGGAATCTTTACGCTATGCTCAAGGGTTAGCGTCAAATGAGTACAGTGGATATTTTGACCGCCTCTTCAAAACCGCGAATATGGGGGAAGCTGCCGCCGCTCAACAGGCCGCCAATGCAACGTCAACCGGGCAAAGTATCAGTGGTCAGCAGATGGCAACCGGTACAAATCTGGCTAATACGACGATGGCCGGCGCGGCTGGCGTAAATAACGCGGTTCAAGGCGGGATCGGCAATCTGGTGACCTTGAAGATGTACAATGATATGGTCAACACGATCCCATCCACACCAACCAGCACATGGGTATAAGGAGCGGACTATGGCACTTGGCGACACTTTCTCAATCAATGAGTCCATCCGGGGCGCCGCCCTCGCAGCACGCTCCAAACGGAAGACGGACGAATACGTAAGCGGTAAACAGCGCCAGCAAACCCTGGACGATCTGAGCGGTCGGGCGGCAGCCGGTGAAGATGTGGCGGCTAAAACCTTGATCGGGATGGATCCGGAAAGAGCGGTCAATGTCATTACCGCGGTTAATGGGGCGGATAAGCTACAACGCGACAAGATGAAGGCCTCGAATAACGAATTTGCCAAGGCCATTACCTGGAGCATGCAGGCAGGTACCGAGGAAGAACGGGCCCAACGCTGGGACCAGTCCATCGACCACCTTGTGAATAACATGGGTCTCAAAGACCTCGAAAAGCATCGCGGGACCTATTCGCAGGATAACGCTCAAATGCTCTTAACCGGGGCGATGTCTTTTGACCAGCTTATGGAAGATGCGGAATTTGGTGACCTGGAAGTGGGGATCAAAGACGGCAAACCGGTGTATTTCATGACTAGCAAGCGAGGCGAAGCCAAAGTGGTCAAGGGTATCACGCCTCCAGCCGATAAGATGGGTGGAAAAGATTCTCGTACCGCCTTACAGAAGAATGTTCCTTTCGTTTCCAAGAAAATGAAGATTTCCGAGGAAGATGCGACCAAACTCCTGACCGCCTCCAAGGCCAAGAGCCCACAACAGGTCTATACGGATATGTACGGGCGCGCGCTGTCTGCAACCTTTGGCGACAAGGAAGAGGCCAACACAATAGCCGGTGAGGTTATGGCGCTTTTATACGGTGATGACTGGCAAAGCCAACTCCCACAGGGGAAAGGCACCGAACAGGAAAAAACCGATCCCAACGATCCGAATTCAATACGCAGCTACTTAAACAAGTAGGGTTTTATGGCGAATGAGACCTATATCCAAAAGTTTCGCCGTGAGACTGGAGAGGCTTACAGCGATTTAACCGACTTTCAGATCGCGGACGCCAAACACCGCAAGTACCAGGCGGAAACCGGCGCCACTGTCGATCTAAATACCTTTGCCCAGGAAATGGGTGTTCCGCTTGAGAGCAAACCTCTTGAAATAGATAGTTCCACAAAAACACTCAAACCCGCTACAATAGGGGCTTCTGGCCAAGTTGAAGGGGATGATAATCGTGGAACATCTATGTTCGAAATGCAAAAAGAATCCGCGCAGAAGTGGGCACAGCTATTGCCTGAGTTGCCACGCGGAATACATGAGGAACTCGCGGCCGAAGCACTCGGAATTGACCCCTCTGGAGCGACGGAAAGCGAATTGTCGATCATACGCCAACGTTTACAAGAGGCGGGGGAAACTCCAGCAAAAGCCTTGCGAGAGGTGTGGGGAAGAGATCTCAGAAATGCACCACGAGGATTACAGCAAACCCTTGGAAGTAGTATGGCTTTGCAGGGAATGCCATCAAGCGTATCACGACGATCTGGAACAGCAGAAGCTGGTTTACCTTCTGAACAAGAGGCGAACACAGAACAAGCAAGTTTAGCCGCCCAAGGATCTCAAATCTTTAAGGGTGCAGTAGAAGCACTCCGGTCATTTCCTGATGTCTTTGCCGCCACAGCGGAAGGCGGCAAAGTCGCGCAGGCTATCAGTGATCCCCGCCCTTCCCCCGGAATTGGCCTGGCCGGCAGCGAAAGTGCGCTTGGATCCTTGGTGGGCGAAGAAGTCTTCCGTCGTGAACAGGAAAGACAAGTTCACCCTTTCAAACTGGAAGATCCGGAAACCCTTTATGCCTCACCGGAAGAAATGTTACAAACTGATTGGGCACAAGAGGCAATTCAGAACTATCAAGCAATTACCCAGGAAATTCAAGCCCGGCGCCCGACTGATGCAGGTGGGAAACTCGCCTTTGACGTGGTGTTAATGGCGGAGAAGATGATCCCCTCGATTGCCGCTGGCACTATAACGAAAAGCCCGAACGTGGGGTTGGGGATCATGTATGCCCAGGTCTACGCAGACAGGGCGGGCCAGCTCGCCGCCGAAGGGGTGGATCCGAAGAACATCCCTTATCACGCCACCGCCTCAGCAATAGTCGAAACCGCCACTGAAAAACTCCCATTTGACATCCTCTTGGGCCGGGTGGGCTGGGACGGTATAAAAAAGGTACTCGGTTTTACAGTAGCTGAAGGACTGCAGGAAGGCGCGTCAGGACTTCTACAGGGACTTTATGACAAGGGCACGCTCCGTCCTGATTTGACCATGGGGGAGATCCTCAGAGAAGCAGGCTATGAAACCCTGGTAGGCACCTTGGGGGCACCGTTGATTGGTGGTCCCTCCGTCCTGGCTCAACAGATGATCGGTCCTTCAGTGGAAGAACAGGCCTTTAATGATCTGGTCGATGGAGTCATGACTGGACAGCAAGTTGACCCCATGGGGGCCGCCTTGCGTGCGCTGGACCCGGAAAACGCGCAACTCCGGCAGATCCTTACCCCTGCCGTTGCCCCTGCCGAGGGCATCAGCGCGACCTTTGAACAACCCTATCACCCAGCGGTTGGGTTAGGCCAGGCCGAACGACGGGATGGACGTGAAGGCGAGCAGGACCGTCGGCAAGACCTGACCGAGCGGACCAAGATCGCGGATATGACCGAGGACGAGTTACGGTCTGCCCTATTAACCCATGAGGTCACCGGGATCCCGAATCGCCGAGCCTACGAGGATACTGAACGGTTACCTACACAAGTCTCTGTAGATGCCGACAGTCTGAAATGGGTCAATGACAACATGAGTCCGGAATCGGGTGACCAGCTTCTCCAGGCTATCAGCCAGGCCCTTGAGGAAGAGGGCCGTGCTTATCACTTTTCCGGTGATGAGTTCATGGTGGAAACGGGGACGAATGAAGAAGCCCAGGCCGTTATGGATCGGGTCAACGAAAGACTATCCAAGGCCGAGGTCACGATTGAAAAACCAGATGGGACTACTGTTGTTAAACAGGGGCTTTCTATTACCTTTGGCATAGGAGACACCAAAAATGCAGCCGACCAAGCACTCAAGCAGGAAAAGCAAGCGCGACAGGAACGCGGAGAGCGTGCCGCCCGCGGGGAGCAACCCCCAGGCGTTACTGTCACAGTTCCCGAAGGGCAGCAAGATACTCAAGATCAAGTTGCCGTAAATCCTTGGGAAATGCCAATTTCAGAACTCAAAGAGGCGATTGAAAAACAAGGACCAGAAGGACCAATACAAGCATGGACCACAACGCTAAAGCAAAATATCGAAGGCGCTGATTTATCCGTTATATCTGAAAAAGAAATAAGAAAACGACACAAGGCAAGAGTTAAGGCCGCTCTTACTGCCGGTAAGTTTGTACCAGCAGAAGTATTAAAATCATACCCAGATCTAACACCCAAAAAGAAGGCCGTTACCCCTAAAAAACCCAAGGTTCAGCCTAAGAAAGAGGCTGAAACAAAAGAAACCATTGCTGTGGCCGACCTTATCTCTGAGTCAGAGCCGATTGGCAAGAACATAGCTGGCGAACCACTATATGAGAATAAGCGTGGTCGTTTCAGGGTGCGTCACGATAGGAAGGAGCTGGAGCCTGATGGATACACGGACTTTGGTGGCGACCTTGCGCCAGTAGAGAAGCCGAAAGGGGACGCCAAAGCTGCAGAACGGGTCAGAAAAGTCGCTGACAATATGGAAAACCAGATTGAAGCGAAGATGAATCCGGCCATTGCTGAACAAAACATGACACCGCGGCGCATTCGGATCGCTAATAGCATGCGCCAGGAAGGCGAAGCCATGCAGCAGACTCAGCAAATCCTTAGAGGCATTGCGGATGCATTGGAGTCAGGCACGCTTTCCCCCGTATTGACTGAGGTCAAAACCAAGAAAGCCGCTGAAGTCCTTCGACTACAATCTCAATATCTGGCAGAACAACCAAAGTATGCGGGCTGGGATTATCTGGGTGAAGACGATATCAAGACCCTGGCTCGCGCCAAAATCACCAAGAGGAACTATCAGAAAGCTCTAAAAGCGGCGCAAACTCTGATTCAGGGTCCATCAGCCGAACAACAACAGGCAGCCAAATTAAGGAAGTTAGAGCAAAGCCTGGTCGGCACCAAGATCCCCGGCTTTTTCCCCACCCCTACCCGCATTGCCGAGCACATGGTTGATGTGGCCGATATTGAGCCTGGTATGTCTGTATTAGAACCCTCCGCTGGACATGGGAATATTGCGGATGTCATTCGTACTGAAGCCCCAAAAGCAAACCTGTCAGTCAACGAATACAACAATACCTTATACGAAATACTGCAGGCCAAAGGGTATGAAGCGACCCAGGGCGATTTCCTGAATATAAAGGGGGAATATGACCGGATCGTAATGAATCCACCCTTTGAAAAGAATCAAGACATCCAGCACGTCCGACATGCTTATGACTTGCTTAAACCCGGCGGGCGACTCGTCTCGATCATGAGTGAGCACGCCTTCATTGGTTCAGAAAAACAAGCTAGTGAATTTAGAGATTGGATTGAGGAACAGAATGCCGAGGTCGAGGATTTAGAAAGCGGCACATTCCAAGGTCCCGATCTTGTCAGAACAACCGGGGTTAAATCCCGCATAGTCATTATGGACAAGGCCGCTGCGGGTGAAAAAGTGAGCGCAGCCACCCTCTACGCCAACCCCGCTGAAGTTGTTTATGAAGCCTGGCAACGCCAAGCCGACAACGCTTTAGACTGGATGACTGATTCCTTTGGCTGGCGGTTTAAGGCATTAGGGAAGCTCCCGGCTGAAAAGGCCTATCTCGCGGCGCGGTATCGAACACTGGGACGGATCGCCAACGTCGATAGTGTGGCCAAGAAAATCTATGAAACCTTTGCCGAGTCCAGCCAGCGCGACCAGGTTGCAGTTTACAACTATCTCACGACCCGGGGCGCCTCCGCCAACAACATCCGGAGTGAAACGACGCGTAATCGAGCCATCGCGGTCAAGAAACTGATTGGCCGAGTGGGTCGGGCGCTGGTCGAACGAGGGTTATTGTCTGAAGAGGCCTATGAAGCCCACCGGGATGCGTACTTACCCCGGCTTTATCTCAAGCATTTACTGGATGAGAAAGTCTGGAATACGCTTGGATCAGGTAAAACCGTCTCCGATATGGGGTATTTGAAACAACGTAAGGACATCCCCAAGGACGTGCGGGAAGTGCTTTTAGGGGAGATCACCGATCCGGGGTACCTGGCTTCTAAAGGTATCGGGCGAGCCATGCGGGATATGGCCATCCTGGACCTGCTACAGACTGTCTCTGCTTATAACGAATGGGTCTGGGAGCCTTCCATGGTTGAATGGGAAGGGAGACCTGTCTCTGTCTACTGGCTCTCAGAAGAGACCGCGAGGATCCGAAAACAGATCCCCTACTACGAAGAAAGTGCTAAGAAGAAGGCCGAGGCGATTGTTAAAAAGATGGACGCGATTGTGGACCCTGCCCTGGAAGAAGCTGGCAAAGCCCCGGATGACTTTGTACAGGTACCGACGACTGCACGCTATGGACGATTGGCCGGCATGTATCTTCGTAAAGAGATTTACAGTGATTTATTCGGAACCGGGAGTGGGTTTTCCCCTCAAGCGAGCGTAGCTGAGAAAATACTGGGCTATGGCGGATGGGGCACGAAAGTCACCCAACTCTGGAAACTGAGCAAGGTCGCTCTAAACCCACCGACTCAGATCCGAAACTTCGTATCTAACGGCATTCTCTTACATCTCTCCGGTGTTCCGTTTGCGCGTGTACCCCAACGAGTCGTTCAGGCTATCCATGAAGTGGCGACCAACGGAAAACATTACCGGATCGCTAGGAAATGGGGGATCACGGAGTCCACGTTTGCCGCGAATGAACTGTTACGGATTGAGCGAGAAATCATCAACTTGGAAGCCCGGCATTCTGGCAGACTGTCTATGGCCCAATTGAAAGAAATCGCCGCGATTATCGCAGACAAGGCCGGGGATATTTACCAGCTTTCAGAAGCCATCCACAAGACCGCCAAGATTATCGACGCCATGGAGCGTCAGGGTATGAGTGAATCCAATGCAGTCATCGAGGCGCAAAAGTGGCTCTATGACTACTCCCTGATACCTCCTACGGTGCGGTATTTAAGAAATGCCCCTGTGGGCGTGCCTTTCCTGACGTTTTACTACAAAACCGCCCCGCGGATGTTTGAGACCCTGATTAAACACCCCGGACGATTTGCCCCCTATGTCCTGATCCCCATGGCGCTCGCTGCGATGATTGCCGATGACTACGATGTGGATGAAGAGGACCTGAAGGCCTTGAAAAAAGCCTTGCCACTATGGCTACAGGAACGGGGTAACGCCTGGATCCTCCCCTGGAAGGACGAGCACGGACGCTGGCAAGTGGCGGATATTGGTTATTTCTTACCTTGGGCGATGTTTACCGAAGCCGCGAAAGAGGCCTCTAAAGGTAATGTGGGGGGAGTCATTCAGACCACGGGGTTACTGGGTGGCCCTATTCCTGATCTGATTGCCGCCTCAAAGACCGGCATGGACTCGTTTTTCAACCGGGAAATCATGGTTGAGGAAGACCCTCCAGCCAAACAATTGTCTGACTTAATGCTTTATCTGTGGCGGTTGAGCATGCCGACTTTCTTAACGGATAAGGGCGCGACAGGCCACATACACGCGGCTTTGACTGAACAGGTAGACCGACAGGGCGACCCAAAACTAACCCTCAGACAAGCCGCCTGGCGTCTGGGTGGAGTCAACATTTACCCGATTGAACCCACCAAGAGCCGCCGGCAGAACCTTTCCCGGATGCGGTTTGAATTGCGGGAGATCCGAAAACGCATGGGGAGCCGCCTGAGAGACAAGAATTTGAGCGCAGAAGATAAACGAAAACTGAGAAATGACTACAAGAAACTTGTAAAGACCCAACAGGAGCGGATCCAGACTTATCAACAGGAAAGCAAGGTTGACCCGAACCTCCGTTAATCATGCCAATGCAGGTATTCGCCGGAAATGGGCACGAAATCAAAGGGAACTAAAAGGATGAAGCTGGTCACAAAAATGATGAAGACATAGCCCCAGAAATACCGTAATTTTGATAGGTGTATAAGTAGGGAAAACCCGATGAAAAGACACAGGAAAAACGCCGCTGTTAAACTAAGATTAAGGTAGTATGTGGCGAATTCAGAGAGTAAGTACATACTAACATTATAGGATAAAAGAGTTGTCTGACCTAAATAATCACGATCTCTGGAATTTACTTTACGTGCAGACCCCGCCTGTGTGGCGATGGATATTTGGTTTTTTAACGCTGGGACTCTTTACGCTCGCTGGCTATATCGTAAAATCCAAACAGAAAGAGTTTGATGATCACCGGCTGGCATTCAATGAGGCTATTGATGAACACGATGATTTCCGCCTTGATATCAGCTCATTGCGCGAACACCACACTTACATGAACAGTAAGGTGGACATGCTGCACAAGGAATTTTCAGGCCGGTTCGACAATCTCGATAATTCTGTCAGCGACCTTAACACTCACCTTATAAACCACCTGGACAAGAAAAATGAGACTGGGGGCTAAACAAGAGTTATTCATGCGGCTTCTGCCGCGATTGCTTGATAAGGCCCATGAGTTGGGCTTTGAAATCCGGGGCGGGGATCTATTCCGTGACCCGCGATCCCATGGGGAACCTGGCCAGCGCATCGCCTACGGCCGTAAATGGTCTGTTCATAAACTTAAACTAGCGATTGACCTCAATTTGTTCAAAGACGGCAAATGGATGACCGAGACCAAGGACCATGAAGAACTGGGATTGTGGTGGGAGCGTCAACACGATTTATGTCGCTGGGGCGGGCACTACGATGACGGGAATCATTACAGTCTGGAGGACGGAGGCCGGCAGTGATCGACTCGCTCACGCTTGATAGAGTCAAGATCGTGATCCTAATCATCACCACACTGACAGGCTGGTATCAGGCATGGATAAGGGGAAATGAAATTACAGCAACACAGCAACAAGTGACAGCAGTAGCGAACTCCTACCACTACCACTATGGAGAATGTGACAAATGAGCTATAAAGGCGTTATCAAGAAATCCAGAACTCTCGATCTAACCATGATCAGCCAAATGCTCGATGTGGCTACCATTGCTTTTCTGGCTTATGAGCCCGAACAGCTTGGGCTCCCAGTGGTTGCTTACTTCGGGGTACGTGTCGTGATCAACGTGGCGCAAGTCTATCTCAGATTCAAGACCACCGGACCGGTAGGTGACAAATGACACTCCCAGGACTCGGACAACTCAAGACATGGGCCATTGCTGCACTCGGTATTCTGTTGAGTATCGCCACTGTCGGCCTGTACCGACAGAAAGCCATTCATGCCACTGCCAAGCGCAAAGGTGTAGAGAAGGCGCGGGAAGTTGAACACGAGGCCCATGAGGAAGTTCAGAAAGGGGCAAAACGCAAACAGGAGAAAGTCGATGAGGTACGCGCTAAAGCTGATTGCGGTGACCGCTCTCACTTTGAGTCTCAGTAGTTGCGGGTCAATACCAAGCCAAGCCAAGCTCCCGTTACCAGAGCCGGAAACCTACCCCACGGTAGCAACTGAGAAGTTGGAGTGTCTTGATGATAAGACGTTTAAGGCCCTGGCGATACGAGATCAAATGAAATCATCGCGCATCGAGACGCTTGAGAGCATTATCAGGACGACCCATTAATGGAACTGGGAACTCCCGGCCTTTCAGTAATTCCTTGGCATACTCAAACTCACCGCGTCGAGCTGCAGCGGCGGCCTGTTTAGTCAATGTTTCGTAGTCTTTATACATGGCTAGACCCTCCTAATAACCTTACAAGTTAGTGAGTCTTAACCTAAATATAGCACAAATCGTGTGGTTTATCCCTATAATATTAGCCCTCTCTAATTCAATTCTGAGCCTGTGGTGATAGCCTTACAGCGCCAATTTGTACCCATTACCCCACTAAGCCCCGGCTCGCCATTTACGACCCCTCTAAACCCGCATGTTTACTAGGCTTCAGTCCAGTCAAAACCCAATATGTGTCTGACTTGGGGTTTGGTCAATTGGGTTTCGTTCACGATTTTGGTGATCGAGAAATTCCGCTTCTCAGATAACCCCTTTACGATTCTGGTTATTTCCTGAACCTGCTTCGGTGTCTTATGAATACGATACCCCATTAAGTCTGACAACCTTGCTCGGGCTCTCCAGTGAGGATTGAGGAAACCCAGGCTTTTACCCCAGTTATCTTTCATCATTTCCCGCCTGACGATGGTGATTTTAGATTCATCCTGGACACCTCGAGCGATCTGGTTGATCAGGTACTTGAAGGATTCAGAGGTATCTTTATACGGCTGACCGTTTTCTCTCAGTGTACCCAGAACCAAGGGCTTGTTTTTGGCATAAACGTCATATTTCATTATCTCTCTCCATGCTTAGGGGGGGGATGATGCGGTGGGGTTTCATGGCTCAAATCCTTTAATGTGCCTTTCTTCAGCGAAATCGAACTGCTGAATCAATACCCTTTCCTCGTCGTCAGCTACGACAATCCAGCAATCACCTGTAGCGCAAGGGGAATACTCAACCATTCCGCTGATTGGTGGGTGTGCTGCAAAATGAAAGGTCATGCTCTTTTCTTTGAAGTCGCTTGGTTTCATCTCTATATCCTCTCTGTTAAAGGGTACTTGCAGAATTTAGCCATTTCTCGCAAGTACGATCCTGTACTTCCTGAAATTGCCGCTTTTCTGTATTTACCATTTACTCATTAATACCTGACCACGAGCCAGTGATCATTCTGGCCGCCGCCTCTGCTTCAGCCTTTCTGTTGCGATAGCTTTTACTAGATCGCTCCCGTACGCATTTTTTACATTCCCCTTTATCATATTGCTTATAGGGTCTGTAATATTCCGTTAGGCCGTGCTTCTTACATTCACGATAGATAGCTGTTGTTCTCATCAGAAAGGAATTCCGTCGCCGAAAGGGTCATCCTCATCCTGTTGTGGCGCAGCCTCTTGGGTTGTTTCCTGCTTGGCTTGCGGCTTCCAGTTATTGACCTCGGCATACCACTTGCCTTTCTTGCTGACCTTCACGTCAATGTTGATCCAGTCGTCCTCTTTCCCACGCAGCCAGTTACCCAAGTCCTTCCGCTTGATGGATATCTGGCACTTGACGAAATCAGGCGCTCCGCTGATCGGGGGCTTTATTGATAGCCCGTCTACAAATTCTTTATCGCTCACTTTTCAAACTCCTTCATTGCATCGCGTTGTGTCGAATCAAACATTTTCCAGAGTTGCAGTTTTTCCTCATGGGTTTCCCACTCAGACCACAACTGTTCAAGCCCTGCTTTATCTCCATTTCCGAGGCATACGATAGCCTGTTCATGGAATTGCTTTCTGGTGTTTAGGGGTATCCGGTTCCATCCAGCAGGGGTGGCCCATGTCGGGAGTTTCGGTGGCTCTTTGGGCTTACCCCAATTATCCAGATCCACCCATGTATTCGGCAGGTCATACAGATAGCGACCTATTCCCCACAGGACAGCAGCTCGCTTGAAGGCATCGGAGTATTGACCTTTCTCCCCCTCGATATCGGTCTTGCCTGCTCCGTTGGATTTCCAGACCCAGTGAGAGATATCAACGAAGTCCCCCTCCTTGGTTTGTCTAACCGTCCCGGCATTCATTCTGATGCCTACCTCACAGCATCCCTCATAGGGATAACGACACTGCCAGTTCTCAGGGCCTACTACAAAATCCAGGCGCTCCATAACATCCCGCGCATCAATATAAGCCAAGGGGATGCCTTTGGTGGGGCGGGCATTTTGATCCCCAGTTTCCTTGACTGTCTTCTTCTTGTTGGTAGACCCGATCCGCCAATGGATACGCTCAATCTCAAAAGGCTTACTCAGTTCATCGAATATCTTCATCATCTTCCACCATTTGCTTGTGTACCATTGCTAACCACTCATCCAGCTCCTCGACTTCATCGTCACGGAGATTACTGAAATCCTTATCCGGCTCACCTTTCTCGTAAGCCTTGGTCTGTTGCTCAATGACGTATTGGCCTGATTTGCTCATCGTTCTGTTTCTTCTTCTTGGTTAAATGCTTGTTCTGCCTTAATGACCAAATCCCTTATCATGCCAGTGACTACCCACCCAGGGTAACTATCAGTTATACACGCCTTTAATTTCTTCCATTCTCCTATCTTCATAGTGATGGTCAAAGATGCGTCCATCCCGTCAGGCTCCGTTAATTTAAATACGCCTTTCATCGCTTATCTCCTGATTTGCTCATGTCTTACCCTCTGCTTCTCATTCTGCTAATTGCTGCCATCAAAATGAAAGTACCTACGCCTATTTTCCAATTTGCGCCGACCCAAAACCAATAACTGCCAACGAGCGCCAACGTAATTGTAAAAGCCTCACTATTCAAAAACCCTTTCATTGCTGTCCCGCCCCCTGTATCCGGTTATCAAATATCTCAGCCTGTAAATCACCCAATGCCTCCGTAAACTTTCTCAGGTGAGCGCCTATTACTTCTGGGTTAGCGTGTTCCTTCGCATCCACTGACATACCTATGGCTTCCATTTCCATTACGGCATAGCATTTGTCTGTAGGGGTCATGGGTTTATCCTCTATGGTTTACCATCTGTAAATTGTCTGTGATACATCACCAAAGAACCCGCCACCGCCACGTTATAGCTTTCAGTATTGATCGCCTCAAGACTGATTATCTTTTGGCATTTATCAATAACCGAGGGCGGCAGCCCATGATCCTCTGCGCCTAGCAGATAAGTTGCTCTTTCAGGATGATGAGATTCGCTCAAAGATTTCCCGCCCATTTCAACGCCGATTAGCTCGCAGTCGTAAGGCCGGCAAGAAAGAAAATGATCGAAGTCCTCGTATTCCCTTAATGGGACATGTCGCCATGTTTTTAATACATCAGACGATTGGCGCTTAAACCTTCTGCCGATTACGAATATTCCGCTCGCCCCAAGCTGGTACGCGCTGCGCCATAACGTCCCGAGATTAGCTGGCGTCTTCGGGTGAAAGATACCAATTTCAAAATAACCGCTCATTCCCGCAACCCTCTCTTATAATCATCATGTAACCGGATAGCCACTCGCCCAAACCACGCAGCAAATGCCATTAATATAATTGCAGCCACTAGATACCCATAAGCAGAGAATGTCATAGCAGCCGCCATATAAAAGACCATTATGATGCAGGCATGGTGGTGGGGTTTAATCATTGTCTTTCACGGTTTCAATGAATTGCTCAATTTCAGCGTCTTCGGTCAGCATTGCTCCAAGCATCTCGCTCTCATCTGGGAGGTCACATTCTTCTAGGTCCTCTGGGTCAATTCCAAATACCCTTCTCTCAAATACCACCGAATTGAATTGCCCGCTAACCACTACGGTTAATGTGCCATCTTCTGAATATGAATAAGGGAAAACCCTATGGCCGGAACTTTTCAGTAAATACAGTCGTCCTGGCGGCACTTTGCCCGCTATGTCTTTAATAATTTGCGGCCTATCTTGCAACCAAGCATCGAGCCCTTCTTCATCAATCTCCGCTATTTTTACCATCATTCCCCCTCCACTTTCCGTATAACCTTTAATATCTTGTAAACCAGATCGTCCAGTTCCTCGGGAGCGATCACAATATCGCTGTTCTCAGATCGGATGTAATAATTGATCCCATTAAATCCGACTGTTTGCTCGTTAATATCACCCCATTTTGACCAGTATCGTTGACTCATATCATCCTCTCTCGTTTTCCTGTTATGAATGGTAGTCAACAGTGATAACTAGCCAATCGTCCCTAGGAATGTATTTATCTCTGGCTTCCTCCACATATTGCTGGAATTTTTTGTTAGCCATTTCCAGGCCATGCTTAATTGTTCCGTCCCAAGTCGTATCAATATGGTTTACACCATTCCAGAATGAATCAGATATCATGTATTCAGCTTCCCATGTATCGTCATAATTCTTATCGGTTGCTATAATGAGATGCGAACATTTCATATCTTTTGGGGCTTCTGCCAGAGTACAAACATCGTATTTAATATCATCACCGGAATGCTGGAATATGGGGCAATGCTCTGAACCACTATCAGGAAACATCTCATTCCATAGTTTATCCACTGCGGGGATCTGATCTGCGGGGCTGATTTCTTGCTTCCCAAAGACAATGCCGGAAACAGTAATATTCATCTCGTTTAATTTTTCAATGAAGGCTTCTATTTTGTCGTCGTCCAATTTTGCTTGCAGCTTAGATCCTGACCAACGGCCCCCAATAACCCAGTAATCCCAGAAAGCCTGACCTGAGAAATTATCGTCTTCCTCAAATGATGAGCTTTCATCAAAAGGCTTCATAATGACCTTTAGTGCTTCCTCTACACTAAAAGTCGGCGGTATAATAACTTCTAAATGGTGGTGCATATCATCCTCTCTTTAGACGGTCTATCACGGCCTCTCGGCACCTTTCCTTGCACCATGCCACATAGGACTCATCCAGTGGTTTAAGGGCTGGTACGTCCTTAGAACGCATCTGGAGGAATAAACTGCGGACAATGCCAGGATTCTCATGCACCATTTCCCCGAAATACTCAAGGAAATCGGCCTCGGAGTTATACCAGTACGGAAATTCGGTTTTAACATCCTCATCAATCATAGCTTCAAGTACCTCCGCAGCTTCCATCGTGGATTCCTCTCGCTCTAGTTCGTTCATAATGTGCCTATCGTAGTTAGGGTGTGTGTGGGGCATGGTTAGTCCTTCATGCCCTCAACAGCTTTGATAAGTTCTACAATGTTCAGAGAATCAGTGTTGCGCTCATAAATAGTGCGGGTTACGTAATCTTTAGTCATGATCTCTGGGGCATACCCATAACCATCTTCTCGCGCACCGCTTTGATCTGCTCCCCTCTCCCATTTCCTTGGGATCACCCGTTCTTCTACGACTTCCTCCGTGACGCTTATTCTGTATCGCTTATCCACTGATATTCCCCTCGGTAATTAATCTCAGTAAAGTAACCTTAGCAAAGTATTTCAGCCTACGCAACTTAATTTGCGCTATTCTTGTTGCAATATTATCAGGATTGTGTAAACTGAGAGGTAACAAAGAGGCTTAAATATGCTTAAAAAAGATGTGCTAATTATCTTCTCCGGGGCGGAAGTGGCTGAAATCATTAACCGACATCGGTCACAAGTCACGCGAATGCCGAATGTGATCCCCGGCGAATATCAGGGAACGCTACTGAAGGCCGCAAAACGGAAACTTCGTCTTGGCCGGAACGCACTGGAAAGGCTGGAAAGATGCTCTCAAAAGACGAATACAAAAAGCTAAAACAGCAGTGTTCAAATAAGTTCACTTATGCTCGCAATAAAGGCGATATAAAACCGATAGATGAGCATACGAAGTGCGTGGATTGTGGCGAACCCGCTGAAATGCACGATCATCGGAATTATTATAAGCCTTTTGAGGTCGATCCGGTTTGCAGGAAGTGTAACGCACAACGCGGCCAAGCCTATCCGGGGTGCAAAGAATGGCACAAACCAAGAGCAGGATTGGAGCCAGCTTTACCAGATGAAGATGCAGACTTTAATGTGCCACTAACGTGCGATTATAATTTTCGGGAGTATGACGATCACATGGAATATCTGCAATTTTTTGAAGGCAGCGATCCAGAAGTTCACGCAATGCACCATGAGATTACAATGCTGGCTTACTACGGAACCCCAATAAAGCAGTATCCAGGCACAGATTCATTTATGTGTGACGGTATTCAATATACCTTAAAGGAAAAGTATAACAAGCGACTGAAAAAGGTCACAAGAGAGGTTGTAGGCGCAAGTACGCATATTCCGAGCTTGCGCGAAAAAGCCAAACAGGCCAGCAAAGCGTTAAAGGGGGCATGATGGACACTGAGGAAAAGGCAGAGAAAATTCTGGAGTTATTTGCTAATGGATGGGGGCTTAGCTCAAATGGCCACATCGCTGAATGTCTGCAAGCCTACCTCACCCAGTGCGAGGAAATAGAACGGCTACGCAGACAGAATAAGCTATACGATTTAGCTAGTTTGCGCCCTGAAGATTTACAAGGGGAAGCCCGCAATCAGGCATTCGAGGAAGCGGCGGAGATAGTAGAAAATAAAAAGGCGAATACAGGAGTAACTGCTGCGAATGCAGAATGGTTTGCAGAAGCAATCCGCAACCTCAAGGACACACCATGAGCGGCAAAGAAGAAAACAAAGATTGGGCGGCTGAATTCGATTTATGGGTTTACGGTATGTCGAAAATCGGCGTCAGCAAAGAAACTCATTATCATCCGTTGCTACAAATAGCCGATGGCATGAGGACCGCCCTGGCTGAGAAGGATAGACAGATTCAGGGAATGGTGAACAAGGCAGCGGATAAACATTTGGCCGGGTATCGTGAGCTGGGGGCTAAGTGTGCAGCCTGTGAGAATAAACTTGATGAGAAGGATAAGGAACTGGCGCGGCTGAGGGAATACAAAATTGAATGGGAGTTGCTAATCGAAACGGCAATGAATAGTAAGAAATATTTTGACGACTAACCCCAGTCTGTATATTGATTGCCACCTATGGAGGATATTATGGATAGCTTACCTAACAAATACACGGTGTTAGTTGCTGCACTATTCAGCACTTTTATGTTTTGGCTAACCTTTGATGACTATAACCCAGCGGGAGCGCAGCCATCAGATATGTTTGGAGCAACAACAATACTAGCATGGATTGCTGTTGTCTTGGCTTTCACGCATAAGAAGCTTTGGGATAAATAGCCACCTAACAAGGTAATAGGCAGGAGTAAGACTATGGAATGGATCAAGGTAGAAACACGCAGGCCGAGATTTGGCGAATATGTCCTAGTTTATAATTCAATATACGGACGTTACCTGTCGGCCTATCAGGAAATTGCAGACAGCGGATGGGGCGACTGGACAGATGTTGATGGAAGACGCGGTGGCTTACCGCCTAGTCACTGGATGCCCCTACCCGAACCACCCCAGGAGGATGAATGAAAACCATAACCGCACTGTGGCTGATTATCTTAGCAGGGTATATCTGGGGCGGCGCTGTCCTGTGGGTTTGGCTGGTCACGAATAAGCCAGAAATCATGATATGGGTAAATGAGATTTATCTAGGATTACATATTGCTGGTGTATTTATGCTGCGATGGATCATTAAAAGCCTAGTTATCTACATGCAGCATCACTGAGGAAGGTGTGATCCCCATGAATAGAAAAGCCGAGGGTATTGTGATGGATAGAGAAGAAGCAATTAATGAACTGAAACAGTGGCAAGCGCATGATGATACAGAAATCGAGCATTTACGAGCTGATGAAGTCTTGTGTGACTTGCTCATATCCTTGGGCTATCAGGATGTTGTTGACGAATGGAAGGAAGTCGGCAAGTGGTACGCATGAATAGAAAAGCCCCATCCGGAGACAGGGCTTTGGAGGTTGCAC